TCCGCTTTAACCCACATTCTATGAAAAAAGTTTCCAGTTCCATTAGGTGTAGATAATACAATTGCTCTACCTCCAGTTGATAGTGTTTGTTGTGATGATGCCCAAATTTCTTCTATTCTATTTTCTTCAATAAAAGCAGCCTCATCAATTATTAGTAAAGAAATTGCTTCTGATCTACCAGCATCACTTGCTGCTGATACTGCTTTAATTTGTGAACCATTTTTAAGCCGGAGAGCTAATTTGTTGTTTTCTTCAAAACCAAGTTTAAGCCAAGAAGGTAAATTCTCATACATAAATTTTACCTTTGTTACTAAGTTTTTAGCTGTATCTTGTTTTGTTGCTATAACAAGTACATTTATATCTTTTTGAAATAACATATACCATAAGGACATACCTGCTGAAAGAGTAGATATACCTAATTGTCGAGACTTAAGTATAATATTTCTTTCATTTTTATTTAATAATCCTAAAACTTTTTCTTGAAATGTAAATAAATTAAACTGAATACGACCTCTTGTAGGGTGTTGAATCATACAGTACTTTTTCATAAAATATACAGGATCTTTTGCACATTTTAAGTACTCTTGTTTTATTATTTGTTTTATATTTTGTTGAGTCATATTATATGTTATACATATGAAGCTATTATTGATTTTATTTGATTTATACGTTCTTCTGTAGTTCCTGATATTGTAACTACTTTACCCGGCATCCATTTATGCATTCCTAATATAGATGATATTTTTTTATGAATATCTAATCTATAATCTTTATCTGTTTCTCTAACTCCATTATCTTCAATAGGTACAGATAAATCATCTATATGAAATATAATATCATATTCTTTTATAAGATGCCATAATACTCCATTTATATGTTGTTTTTCAGCATCACTCATTGATTTAGATAGAGCACAAAAAGCCATTACATCAATAATAGTTCTATCTGTTATTATATTTTCTTGCATTAATTCAGCAGATCTTTCAGCTGCAAATACTAATTGACCTTTTAAAGTACTATCTGTATTTAAAGGTATACCTATTGAATTTAAGTATTTACTTCTTTCTGTTCTAAAAGTATAATTTTTAAATTCAGGTTCATTTTTTAATGCATTTACTAGTGTAGTTTTTCCTACACTCATTGTTCCACATAAACCTATTTTCATATTAAAATCTTGCTGTTTTTACTGTTGATCCTGATTGTTTATACCATGGTAAACCTTCTCCTGATTTTTTTATTTCATTCCAAGTATCATAGTCATATTGAATACCATTTAAATAATATTCTTTTACTTTTTGTTCTTCATTAATTAATGCAGGTCCCTCCCAATTATGTAGTTTATTTTCTCCATTAATTTCTAAAGAATAAGCAATTGTTTTAGAACCATCTTTTTCAATTTTACTTAAAGTTCTTTTTCTAAACTTTTTTTTACCTCTAGTTCTTTTAAAACCTTCTACTTCTATATCACCAAAATCTTTCATATTTTTTTAATTTTTAATTATACTTTCAGCTACATATGTACCTTGTGCTCCTGATACTGTAATGCCTCTTGCTGATAATGCATCACCTACAAAATAAACATTAGGAAACCTAGTAAGGCTTAAATTTTCGTAATTTACTAAAGGTTCAGGTGATAAATATTTTACTTCGGGCATATAAATACCCCAATCATCTTTTAATGTTGGGAATACTTTTGTCATATCTTCAATAAAATCTATTATATGATTACCATACTCTCCTAACGCATCAAATAAGGGTTCTGTGTTTTCTACTACAACACATCTAACTAAATTACCTTCTGATGTTTTTGAAGGTATTCTATTACTAGGTGAGTAATATGTGCCCGTTTCTCCTACTTGTAATTTTTTAACTGCTTCTCTTGACCAATCAAATGGTTTGTCTATACCTCTAATTTCCATTAATATACCAAAATTAGTCATATCATTTCTATATGCTTTATCTTTTTTAGCATGACCATTGTAAGAATGATTACCATAAGTTTCTTCTACAGCTACATAAGCAGCATTATTATTTGTACAAAATGATCTTAAACTTACGTTATCAAATTTTCTATATAATTTAAAATCATATGATATATCAATTAGTTTTTGAAAATGATGTTGTGGTGCTTCAAATCTAACTCCTATTTGTACTGGTTTAGGTTCTGTTTCTAAGTTATGTTGTTCTGCGAGTTCTTTTCCAAAATCAATTCCTGATTTACCCACACCAAATATTAATTTGTCATAGTCCATTTCTTCTATTATTGAGTGAGTACTTATATCCATAAAGTGAAGAAAATTAAATTCAAAATCAATATCTATTACTTTAGTATTCCACATAAATTCAACACCATTATCGGTTAAATATGTATACCAATTCTTGCCAATCTCATGTAGATAATCGGTTCCTATATGCCATACAGGAAATAAGCGCAAACCAAAATAAGGCTTAATAAAATCGGGTTCTTTTACTGGGTTAGAACATTGTACTTCTTCAGGTTTAGGATGGAAACGCTTAAAGTTTTCAATAACCTGATCCATTAATTCCATTGCCTTTTCTTCACCACAATATTTTGATAAATGACCTCCTATAGATGTATGATATGTTAATTTACCATCAGACCAACCACCTGCTCCTAAAAACCCAGTCATTACTTCTTCAGGTTTACGTTTAAAAGGATCATTACCCATATCAATTATGGTAATTTTACCTTTATAATTGTTATCAACTAATTTAGTAGCCGCATTTACTCCTGCGACTCCTGCTCCTATAATTACTAAATGTTCCATATTTTATATATAATAAAAAAAGAGCTGTAGACCAAATAAGGCCACAGCTCTTCAAATTTTTGTTTTAATCGTTCGGCTATGAATCGAACTTTATGTTATTTATTTAAATTATCAATTGCTCTTTTAATTACGTATTTGATTTCTTTTAAATTTTTTTCTTTTCGTTTTGGTTTTGGTTTAGAACCACCTTGAGGTGAAGGCATTCCTCCAGCCATACTACCTGTTGCCCAACCATCCATACTACCTGTATATATCCCTTCACAACAATTTCCACCATCTACCCATTGTGTTAAATTTGGATCCATTTGAGGGTTAGCTAAATTAAAATAAGCTTGACATGCTAATAATTGATTTTCAGATGCAAGATTATTAAAATTATCACATGATCCTGTTATACTTCCTGTTGGTTCTGAACTTCCTGTACAACAATTTTCAATTGTTTCACCACCACCTGGTAGATTATTAGGATTTTGACCAGTTGGTCCATTTGGACATAAATATGTATTTAATTGGGTTCCTTCTGGACATCCTCCTCCTTCACTTCCTGTATCACCACAATTAAGTGATTCAACACAAGCACATATAGAACTTCCATCTGGAACCATATTATTTAGATCTATAGGTAATAAAGAAGGATCAGCACATACTTGTGCATATGTAAATGTTTGTGCTTGGGAGGCATCGTCAACAGGTGATAAAGTTATACCTGACTCACAACTAGTTACTATTTGAGCGGCACTACCAGTACAGCCTGTTTGTTCATTAAGCCGTCTTAATTTTCTTTTTAATTTTGGTTTTGATGCGCTTCCTGTTGATGCGCTTCCTGTTGATGCGCTTCCAGTTGCACTTCCTGTTGTAGCGCTACCTGTTGAATTTTGTTCAAATAAGCTTCTACCACTATATTTATAGTCAGTTACCCATTTTCTATAATTAAATTTTGCCATTTTATTTTTTTCTTTTTTCTAATGATCTACCGCCAAAATAAGCACCAATCACTGTAATTAATACAAGCTGAAGCAAGTCTGTCCATTTTTCTTCAACAGTAAATTTTATTGTTCCTGCGTCAATAAATATCATAAGAACTGTAGAAACAACAAGAAATATAAGTACCATTGGTCTTACATTTTTACTTAACCAACTGTCGCTATTCATGTCAGCTTGCCAACGGTCAGTTATATTTCTTTCCATTTCAGCCTCATGACTTAATATAACTTCTTTTAATTTTCTTTTTGCTTCTAATTTTTCTTCGTCTGTTGTTATAACATTATCCAACACACCACCTACCGATTCAACTAGTTTACTAGCTCCTCCGGAGAATATTTTGTTTAAAACTCCCATTTTTTTTATTTTTAATTATACATATTATTTTTCCTCAGGTTTTATTCCTGCTAATTTTTTCATTCTGTCTTTTACTGGATCTATTGGGGGTAATTCTCTGTCTGCTTCTCTATCCGGATCTTTTGGAGGTAATTCTCTATCTGGGGCTTTTTCACAACATCCACATTTTTCATCCATTGGGGGTGAATAAGAATTAGTACTACATTTTGTACAATATTGTTCTACCGTCTGATTTAATGAACTAGCAAAACTTTCTAAATCTTCAGAACACCCTGATTCACATTCTTCTAATGAACTAAAGGGTCCTGCAGGATCTTCTACACACCCACATGAAGAACAACTATGTTGAACGGGTGGGGGAGGAAAACACTGAGGATCGTTACAATCTATAGGCCCTAAATTTTCAACGGGACCATATGCCTCGAATTCATCCCATGCATATACAGACCATGTGAAGGGGGGATTATCATCATATGGGAGATTATCATCAGTCGTCCCTAAATACTTCATACAAACAGGAGCCAGTGGGTTTGCGACTGGTCCACGTATGACATCACCTACTGATGGAGAGCCGGCTGCTTCATAAAAAGTAGTTTGTAATTCTAATTGTCCACTATTATCCATGCATGGTGGAGGTTCATCACCATATATCCATTCCTGAGCATAAGCTTCCAACCACCCCATCTCATACCCACACATACAACTAACTACGCCTGGACAATCACAAATCAAAGTATTTGCATTGTTAACTGTATTGTCTGCATCAACAGTCCATCCCAGGCTTTCATACATAGGTATATTTAATGGATCTGCACAAACCCCCCATCTATGGTATGTTCCTTCTGATCCTGGACAATAATCTTCCTTAAGGAGCTTTGGACTCGACTTTTGAAGTTTTTGGACTTCTTCTTTAATTATATGTTTTAATTTTTTAAATTTATTTATTTTCATATTTAAAATTGTCTTCAAAATCTCGAAGCAATAAATTTCCTTCTAAGTACGCTTCTTTTTCCATGTTTCTCATATGTTTATCATCTTGAGCATATGTAGGGGAAGAAGCATCACCCATATTTAAATCACCTCTTTCATTTTGAACGTGGTGTATCATTTCATGACAAAAAGATCTTAATATATCTTTTGGATGTCTATTTGTTATAAATATAACAATAGTAGATTCATTTGGATCGTAATAAGCAGTTTTGCCAAATAATTTTTCGGCATTTTCTTCGTCTTT